CTCCTCCGGGTTTTGGCTCTAGACCTGCATCCATCCGTAATTCGTTCGGCGTCTTTATACCTGCTGATAACTCTTTTATCTGATATTCGGCACGAGTAACCATATCTGCCGTGTATAAAGCACGCATATCAAATTCAAAACGACGATAACCGCGGACTTCATCGAAAACCAGCTTTTGTGTAAACTCTTCTTCTATCATCGTCATCAAAGGAGCTAAACAGTCACCGTAAAACTCAACATTTGCAAGCTCGGCTGTTTTGTAGTTCGAACCTCCGCTTACCATGATTTTCTGTAATGGGACACCGAAAAAACGTGCTATCTCTTCAACCGTAAATTTACGACTTTCTAAAAATTGCATATCGGCAGAAGTCATACTAAGTTGATCTAAACGACCAGTACCAGGGACAACGATAACAGATTTGTTGGAGTTTATCTGTTTTTCTATATCAAAACCGCTCTTATTCATTTCCTCGGCAGAATACAAACCAGCCGAAAAACCACGAGAGCCGTCGTCTTCTTGGTGGTAAATTGCCTTGTACTTGCCGCCGCTTGAGAAACGCTCCAAAGTCTCGCGGTCGCCAATACTTGCAATACCCAAAGTTTGAGCCGCAAAACTGACTACACTCACACCGGTGCGACCTCCGTCTAGGCTCGCACCCTTAAAATGTAAAATTTCCCAAGCTTCAAAAGTACCGGAAACTCCGTTTACTATATCTTGTACAAAATAACGATTTTTTAAAGCATCGTAATTTACACAATCAGGATTTAATAAAACTAAACGATTCACAAAACCGTTTTCACCCCAATAAGGATATACATAAGCATTGCCACGCAGCAAAACATGCATAACCAAACCTTTCATGAAAATAAATGGGGTACTATATTCGTTCGGTTTACGACGCAAAAGCCAATATTCATCGGATAAATCAAAATCCACAAAAGTACCAGAACTTGTGCGACGCTTGAAATTTAAGGGGAGGCGGCCGATGGTATCGCTTATCAACTGAACAGCACGAAATACCGCGCCTATTTTGACAGCTGAGCCAGCGGATGCATAAAACTCGCTTGGCGCGTAGTCTACAACGCGACCACGCGGAGCTTCTGTTTTTTCACGATTGCGACGGCGCCAAAATCTTAAATTCATTTCTCCTCAGATGCTTTTTTGTTAGAAGAATACCAAGTAGCAAAAAAATAGCGGCTGATGCTCACGCACTCACCGCCATAAAAATTAAAACCCTGCTATGATTAACTAACAATTTTATCCATTCAATAATAAAAGCAAGTAGCAAAAATTATTTATTCATATACCACAAATTTAAATCCATCAAACAAGTAATAACAGGATCAATTTTTTGATTCGGATTGCGTTTTAATGGCTTCTTATTTTCCATCTTGTCTGTATCAATATATGCGTTTCCAAAAGAATAGCGAATAATAGGATTTTCAGAAAACCAAATCCTCTCTGGATCGTCATAAACCATCGCAGCCAATGTATCAACCGGACTTGTAAAATTACTATAACGCTGAGAAATCGGAACTATAACCTCACGCGCACGCTTTGGAGGGAGCAGCGCGCTCAAAGCGTTTACACATTCCTGCGACTTGTAGGCATCATATCCTATTTTTGAGATTTTGTACCGTTTGCCCATTTCGATAAAATCATCAACTATCATCTGATAACTAATTATCTCGCCTGGACACACACGCAGCCAACCTTCGGACACCCAATACTCATAAAGCAACTTATTCGCGTGGCTCTGTAATGTGCCTTCGGGGATAAAACAATGCACATCATAAAAAAAACGTTTCGAAGTGGATAAATACCACAAATACCCGACGCACGAAAAATCGTCCTTAATACTTAAATCAAAAGAAGCCATACACTCACAACCAGAAGGAACTAAGTCTACACTATGAGATAATTCTTCTATTCGGCCGCGGGAAATCCAATTCTGCTTCCCTGGAGACTGGAAAATGTTTAATAGCTTCGTTTTCATTTCGATCATCTTTTCTTCATTGTGCAAAGCACTCTGATAAGACGATTTATAAAAATCTTCCAAAACGGTTATGCCAATATGGGGATTACACTTGCGCCAAACAAATGGCTTATCTAAATTTTCCATATCCCATTCGTCGGGGCAAAATATCGACGCAAATAAATTATCGTCTTCAACATCTCCTAATAAAACGCTTTTCGCACCGTCTAACTCAAAACTAAATGGACCATCAGGCACACGGCTTGCAGTAGTAATAATCAAGGTTAAAGGATTGCGACGCGTACCCATGGAACTGCGCAAAACGTTCAACAAATCGGCTCCGTCAGAATGATCCTTTACATATCGAGCTTGTGCGTATTCATCCATAATTACCAACGAGGCTGCCAAACCGTCCTTCGTTTCTGCACCTCCAGTCAGACATTCAATAAAACTTTCACGACCTAATAAATTACCGTCCCTCCAACCTATATGCTCGCGCGTCCGCTTAAAATGTTTCTTTTTAGGGTCGTACTGTTGCACTATCTTGGAGGTTTCTCCAAAACAGATGCGGCTCTGTTTATAAGAGTTTGCGCCAATATAAGCTTGAGCATTTGAGTCACCAAAAAGTAATTCATAAAACGCTAAACTTGCGCTGCTCGTCGTCTTTGAAAATTTACGCGGGACAAAAATAATAGCTTCACGTATTAAACGACGCTCTTCTGAAATATACCATCCCAGAATATTTGAAAACTGAAATACTTGAATAGGAGTTAATTTGTAACATTTTCGGCCGTCAATACCAGAAAATTTTGTTACCTCGTAATAGCGAATAAAAGCGCGGACCTTATCGACGCGCCATATGTAGCGACCTGACAAATAACGACGCAAACAACGCAAAGCCTCTAACAATTCAAAAACGTTGTGTTCACGAGGTTCTAAAAGCAACCCCCTGTAATATACGAGCAAACGACTATCAGCCGAGAAATAACCTTCTAAATCAGAAGCACGGAAACGTAATAATCTACGCAAAGACAATAAAGCCTCCGCCTTTACGTGCCGCATCTGAAAAACTTTAGATACTACGCCTTTTTTTTCGCTACTCTTCTCCATTTCGTAACAATGATAAAAGAGGATCGCTTTCCATATCTATAGGGGTAGACTTTTCGCCTTTGTTGTAATTCATCAACAACGCGTTCAAATCTTGACGGACTTGAGCTGCCTGGTTCTGAATCATCCCAACAATAGGATTCGCAACGCTTTTGTTATTACCTTCTCTGGTTATTTCGGTATTCACTAACTGCTCACTACGAGCCGTGAAACATAGCTGACGATAAAAAGCCAAATTACGCGCGGCTACTTCTATTTGTAAACTCATTTCGGGAGCGTATTTGTTAGAACCGCGCAAAAGCTCTTCTATTTCTTTCTTTACACGCTTATACTCGCCTTCAAAATCAAAACTTTTTTCTTTTATCTCTACCGCGCTAACATCAACGGCCGGGGCGCTAACAACTTTCGGAGTAACTGTTTTTTCTGTGTAACCTCTATCTTTCAACTTTGTCTTACAATAAAAAATAATAGCCGTAACATTCCCGTACTTTATTTGCTTTAGCAACTGACCTTCTACAAAATCGCCTTGTTCTGATATTATTTCATGTGCAACAGAGGCAAACTCTGGATCTTCTTGTAACCAATTATAATAACTTGATTTCCCGACGCCAGAATTTCGGCAAGCGGTGGAGACTATTCCGAAACACTCGCGCAACTGCAATAAAAATTCACGTTTCTTGGATTCGTCTGCAACAGATTTCTTCGATACCATACAAATATTAAATATCAAAATCTTTCACCGAGATATTATCGAAAAAGTCTCTGTAAAACTCATATATTCCTTTATCGCAAATAATACAGCCGTTCTCAGTGCGCGGATTATTATTTACATTGCAACTCAACTGCACGCCAAAATAAAAATCACGAGAAGCACAACGACCGCACATAATTTTTGAATGGTTGTTAAAAGCATGAACACGACCACAACCTGGACGCTCAGCAAATAATTGTAAAATCCTATCGTATTCGGTCTTAAAACTCGTCGGGAACATATCGCCTAAATACAAATCCATTTTTTTAATACGACCCTGATCATACCACTCAAACAACTGAGTAACATCTTCTCCAAAAATTCGCCACGTGGAAATTACTAAATCATCTAAATCGTATTTATCTAAAACTACTTTTAAATAGCTTAAGCCGTCTACGTCACCAGTGGTAATAAAATTATAGCAACTACCAGGCCGCAACTCTTCAAAACTCATTAAGTTTAATAAATTCATTTCGCTGAATGCTCTACGATAAAGATACGACAGGCTCAGCTCACACATTACAGCGCCACTTCCTGAAGATTTAAAACGACCAGAATAAGTGACTTTATCTTCCGCATCTTTTGAAGGGACGGCATCTTTACTCAATCTTTTTAATAAACCACGACCGGCGACACGATTTCCACCGAGAGCAGAAGAAGCGCCAGAACTATTTTTTTTACTCGCTTTCTTTTTGGTTTTTCCTTCAACAACAGACGCGGATTCATCTGAGACATCGCGCGCACTTGCTCCTGACACAAATAATTCATCAAAACGACCCATATTCAAACTTTTTATACTTTCCAAATAAAACGGATATAATGAAAAACCCCCAAACCCCATAACGTTCACAAAAAATATCTCAAAACGTCGTGCGGTGGGTTTCCGCTCTTAGGGGGGTCAGAAAAAAAATACCCCCCCCCCCTCTAACTCCCCTCAAAAAAAAAAAAAATTACAAAAAACACCTCTTGCTTTCGCTTCTTGTTTTGCAAAACATTTTCTTTCTTGTGGCTTCCAAGTTTCTTGTGGATTGCAACGTGGCAATTATGACACAAGCATACTAAATTACTTTTATCAAAAGCTCTATATTCCTTCATTTCTGCGGTTGTCTCACTTTCGATAGGTTTAATATGATGGACCTCAGACGCTGGAGTAACTTTTTTTTCTAAGTCCCAACAACGCCGGCAAATAGGACTTTCTCGCAAAGCTACGGCACGAAGGCTGCGCCACTCTCTGGAGTTCATAAGGCGCCTATATACTGGATCTTTTTGGCTCTTATATTTTACCATATTCTTTCTCCTTCTGCTTTAGTAACTGCATCATCGCCGCTTGCATATTTGTCTTGTGTGCTATCGCGGTGCGCGCTTGCTCGTCTACAGTGTTTAGTATAATTAAGTTGTAAACTAATACATGACGAGTTTGGCCCTGTCTATATAGTCGAGCGTTTCCTTGTTCATATAATTCGCAATTCCACCCAGTTCCATACCACACACACACGCGACCACCGAGCTGCAAATTTAGGCCGTAAGCAGTAGACGCGG